TAGCCATTTGAGCAACCGCTCCTGCGAATGCTGTTCCGATATTCAGACCAAAACTACCAACTTTACCCATAATTTGTGCAGTTTTTGCATCTGCTTCTGCTAATGCCTGAAGTTCTTCAGTACTCATAGTTGGGTTTTCTGCTTTCAATCTTGCGAATTGTTCTTGTTTAACCACCATGTCAGAAAGACCATCAACGTTTGTACCCATCAATGCTGCGACTGCTTCTTTTTCTTTTCTATTCATTTCACCGAATCGTTCAGCATCTACACCTGCTTGTTTTAATGCTTGACCCATTAGTTCCATACCTTCGGCTTCATCACCAAATTCAAATGCCATCGCGGCGTCTCTAAATGCACCTGCTGAACCTGCAATATCATCCATACCCATCGCTCTTACTTTCATTTCTGCTCGTAAAGAGGTTTCAATGTTTAAGAGATTACCTGACATCTCTTCCATCTGAGCCATTGTGACACCCTGTCTTTGTAATTCTGCTGTTTTCTTCGCAAGATTCTTTAATTCTTCTGCTGATGCTCCAACAAGTAATCCTGCCGAACCTGCCATTTGTTTAAATAATGCACTTGCATTAACACCTTCTTTAGTTGCGATTGCTCTAATATCATCGGTAAGGTCTGAACTATTCTGTGCTGTTTGTTCAAATATTTCGTTTAATTTAACTGAGTTCGCTGCGTCACCTGTTAGTGCTGTTAGTTCTGCAATATCTTTTTGCATTTGTGATGTGATACCTCGTGTCGTTCCAAAGAAATCACCTGCGTCTTTTGCTGCTGCTGATAATCCTTCCACACCATAGAGTAAACCTTCAATACTAATTGCTGCTCCAAGTGTTTGAAAACCTAATCGTGTCGCTTCATCTGCTGAGGTACCCATGTTTGTATAAAGGTCTTTTGCAAGACCCACGGTATTATTCATTACATCACCAAGATATTCTATTGCTTTAGTTGTTGCTACAATACCAACACCGATTGCACCACCTTGTTGAAATGCTTTGACAAATTCATTGTTCATTCCTGACGCGTCTTTTAATTTGTCGTTAAGGTCATCCATTAACCCTTTTCGTTTTTCTTCAAGTTTCATGATGTCTCTTGTAGTTGTGAGTTCATCAATCATTTCTTGATTTATATCAGTCTTAGTTTTTGCTTGTTCAAGTAATAATTCGTTGATTGCTTCGTCTAACTTTTGGATACCGTCTGCAGATTTAATTCTATCCTGCAACTTACTGTCAAGGTCGATTGCAATTTCAATCGCCCTTTCGTTTTCCATATTCGTACCTTCAACAATACCTTTTAACTTTTCAGCAAGGTTTATTTGTTCAATGTACGCTTGTTTTTTTTGTTTGTTAGACTCTGCCATTATACCCCTCTATATTATATAACACCTAATGAATGTGCTTTTCTAAGAGATTGTTGTAGTTTTCTTATTGCGTCTTTTTGTTGTGGGTTTTTTACTTTTTCTATTTTTGAGTCTATTTCATTATCAATCTTGTCGATATTCTTTCTTAGTCTCATTTTTTTGAAGATATCAAAGATACCTTCGTCTAAACCATACGCGTCAAATATCTTTTTTAAATCTGATTCTTTAATAGTTTTCATAGGAATTCCTTTGTTCATATGTTATAAATATGTAAAAACCCAACATTTACGTTGGGTCTATACTATCTTCTTGGAGTTCTTGATTTAGCTTTTCTCATTTCCTTATCATGATGTTTCTTTTCTTCCTTCTTGAATTCAATTATTTTCTGTATATAAAACTCTCTTACCCAAACAGGAAAGTTATAAACATCACTAAAATTAAATCCACCATTTCCGTGATAAATAAGGTCGAAGATTTGAGAATGTAACTGCTTTCTATAGTTAATTGTTAGGCCAAAAAAACCCGATATCCATAGGAAGTGTCATTTCTCTCCCTTCCCCGCTTTCCTCAGAAATAAACTCAAATGTTAAATCAATATCGGGAGTAACTTTTGTTATATACGCTCTGAGTGCTCTTGAATCCACCGCAAATAACTCGTTGTCCACAAAATGGTTGATGTCTTTTTGTTCTTCTGAACCATCTATTGATAAAATTGTATTCTTCAATCTTGTAGTTAACTGTCTTGAAGTCATATCTTTAATTTTACGATTTGCTTTCTTCAGTGATTCTACTTGATGTTTTACTTTTCTTTCTTTTGACTCATTCATAGCCATAAAAGTAATTTTTCTCTTTGATTGGGGTAATGTGAACTCAAATTCATTTTTATTTGGTTCTGTTTGATTAGACCCATCATATGGTTTGTTTTCAAATTGTGTTAAATCAATATTTTCTTGTTGTTTAGTCCCTGGCCTTGTTGGGTCTTCTACTTCTACTTTGTAGTCTTTACCATATCCAAGAATTCTTGCTGCAATCATAATTGCGTTCTTGTCACCTGTTACTAAATCTGTATAATTTATTGATTCACCTTTATCATTACCTATAACTAAAGATTTAAACAATCTGTCTAATACTGTTCCATCTTTAATATATGATTGGGTTGTTAAGATATCTTCCTCTTTTGCAGTCATGTATTTCATTTCTATTTTACCTGTTGAGAGAGGGTTATCTTTTGGATAGATTAAACCATTTGACGGTAAATCTATGATTTCTGTAGGAAATTTGTAATCACGAATTTGTTTTGATTCGTGTTCCTTTTTGACTTTTTCTACCAACTCCTCGTTAGAAAGAGGGTAATCGTCAGTTAATTTTTGATTTGCCATAATAAAACTCGTTTTATAATTTGTTGTACTGTACTATAATATATATGAAACCGCAAAATAATTAATACAAAAAACCCCCAAAAAGATGGGGGTTAATGTTTTTTGAAGATTTTTAGTGTTATGCCCAAGTATAACTTCCTTCTGAACCATTTAAGATTGCTCCTGATTCTTTATCCTCAGGTACATCTGCGTCATCCATAGTGATTTTATCTCTTCCGATATAATCCCAACCATCAGTAGGTAGTTTCATTTCAGCTGTTTCCTCTGAAATAGTAAAGTGGGTTGCTGCTTCACCACCATTATCTTTATCTACCCAAGTGTAACCGTGACCAAACCACTCTACAACGTTATCTTCTTTACGTCTTACTAAATTGTATGCCATTTTAAACTCCTATATTGGTTAACCATATATTGTATACAGTAATAAGTATATAATTAAAAGTAAAAAACCCACCGATTGGTGGGTTTCAATTTTTATTATTAAAGTAATATTATGATTAGTATTGTAAAATTGCGTAATCGTAAGTAAGTGTCATTTCTACTGTTGCTAAGTCTTCACCTGTATAATCCATGTCAGAGAAGTTTGCTGATTGAATGTAGGCACCTTTTAATGTCCACTCTTCTACTTTATCACCAACAGGACCCAAACTGTTAAATGTGATGTCTTTTTTGTAGAAGTCAGAGTATCCATCTCTACCTGTTACTGATTCATGGTGTAATCTAACCCACTCCATTACTGCTTGTGCCGCTGACGGTACTACAGGGTCATATAGAGTGATTGCCAAATCTTGCCATTCTGAACGACCTTTAACATATCTTCTTACGTTAATGTGGTCGATTGTCACTTTACCATTCTGAATCTCAGGTCTTGCTGACGTTTTAATTAAATACGCAGGTATTCCTTCGATGTACATGATGAACCTATTTGACATTTTAGGTTCAAAGTTCGTGAACATAATTTCTGTTGGGTCTAATAATTGTGCCATTTATGTCTCCTATTATCTCTTTCTAATAAATAGTCTTTTTTTTATTTTTTATCCTTCAGGGAACGCTGCACCTGTTGGTAGTACGTTGAAATCAAGTACTATAAACTCTGCAGTTTTCGCTGGTTGTATAAATATCTCACCTTTTAAGATGTTTCTATCAATCACGTCAGGTGTATTGTTTGATTCATCCATGATAACACGGAATGCGTAAAGACCTTGTCTTTGTTGTACTGATTCTAAGTAAGGATTAACGATACTTAAGAATCTGTTTCTTGTCGCTGCCGTATTGTTCTCGAAAATTAGATATCTTGAAGATGATGCTATGAACTTCTTCAATGCTATTAACAATCTTCTTACATTTATTCTGTCAAGTGCACTTGGTTTTGCTTGGAGTGTTTTTTGTCCAAATACAGTTGCTCCTTGGCCAGGAAATGTTGCGATTGGGTTAATTCTATTTTCGTATAATGTGTCTCTTTCAGTATGAGTCAATCTTGATTTAACTTCGATTACGTTTGGTAATCCACCTCTGTTAAGACCTGCTGGTGCGAACCATGGTTCTGCAACTGCGTCATTAAATGCTATAACGCCAGGAATAACAACACTTGGTGGTACCCAAATTGGTTTATTCTTGTCTGTATCAAGTATTTTAACCCATGGATGGTAAGTACCAACGTAGTTTGAGTCAAATGAACTTAATGAGTTAACTACTGTAGATATTGAATCTTGATATGCTCCTGCGTCCATTACATAGAATGCGTCTTGTCTATCTTCAACCATATCTTTTGCAAATGTACTTACTGAAGAGTGTAATCTATTGATAACACCTGGCAGTACTAACATATTTAAGTCATACTCATCAGGATTTGATAATGCGTTAATTGCTTTTCTATATGCTACCGTTCCTGCTGCAGTTGCTCCTGATAGGTCAAAACCTTGTGAGTTTCCTGCTACAATGTTTGAACCAACATATACTGTTCTGTTTGGTTCAAATCCATCGAATCCACCTTGGAAAGGTACTAAGAATTTTTTATTATCTATAATTCCATCATTCAATGCAATCGCTGCTCCGTTTGAGATACAGTTACTTAATAAGAACTTACTACCAACTGTAGTTGAACTTGCGTCAGGAGTTGGACTTAAGTAGTTTAAGTTATCTGTAGTTACGAAGTCGTATGAATATCCTAAGAATGCTCTCTTATTAAATTCACCACTTATAGATTGTGTTAAATTGTATGTTGGTGATGGTAAAGTTGCTCCACTTGGAAGTGGTGATGTTACTTTTGCAAATCCAAATGGTACAAGAGTTGAATTCATTGCTCCTGAATCCACATCACTGTCAACTTCTACTCTAATATTTACAGATGCGTTTGGATAGTCACCATTTAAGATTACTTTTCCATTTGCGTCTATTTGAATCTCTTTGTCACCGATAATTCTCTTAATATAGTTTGGTGAGTTAGGGTCTAAGTTAACACCTGAGAACTCTTCTACAATATTTGGTCTTGTATCAGTATCTTGTACTGTTTGACCGAATACAGAGTTAGGAATCTTAGAAGTATCTACTCTTCTTACTATTACTGAGAATGTACCGTATTCAGAACCAGGCACCTCTGATGCTGGTTTGATATCTCTAATACCTATTTTAAATTCATAGTTTGTTGGGTTACCGTGTGATAACGTGTGGAATCTAAATAGGTTTTTAGTAACACCTGATACATCTTGTGATATAATATAAGGTGTTGTTGCGTGTGAGTATGCTTTTGTATAATCTATACTTGAATTAGAAATTGTCAATCTTACTTCTTCACCCGTTGCGAATGATTGAGATGCGAATGTACTAAATTCATTGTATAAATATGCATATTGACCATCGTTTTTAGGAGAGAAACCGAATGTCTTAGCTATATAATTGTTTGCCGTGGGATTTAATGAACCTGTTGGTACTGCTAATTGTGCTGATGCTGATAATACACTGATTCCGGCTGATGCACTTAAATATAGAGCGAAATTAGATGCTGATACTTCAGGTGTTGGTGCACTTGCAGAACCACTTAAGTTAGTGATTACAGATTTATCGAGTGACCCTGTAGAGTTTACATTGTTTGCAAACGCCACTTTAGTAGTTGGGTGTAATACCGCTGCTACCTTCACACCTGCAGATGATGATATACTTAAATTTAATGTTTGTACATTATATCCACTTGCACCTAAAATTCTTACTATTGTTGCAGTTCCTGCTTCTTCTAAATAAGATTGTGCTGTATATGGTAAATATGAATCTTCAGTTAATCCACCAAATACTTGTTGAAATTCTTGAAAAGATTCTACCTTCGTTGGTACGAATGCAGGACCTTTAATACTTTGTCCTACTAACGCTGCACCTATTTCACCTATCCCTTGAGGTAAAAATGAGAGGTCTTTCTCTCTTGTGAATACGCCTGGACTAACAATTCTTTCTGCCATTATTTTCTCCTAAATTAAAATCTTTGGTTTACCTTTATATAAATACTCCAAAAATTTTGAAAACGAATACTTATTTGTTAGGTGTGAACTGATTTGTTGTAATATCGTAAGTTCCCTCACCATATTTTTCTCTTAATCCACTTGCTAACGTTTGTTCTTCTACTTTTAATTCAGAGTAAGATTTCATCAAATTTATCTTTTCTTGTT